AAAGTATATAATACCGTCTTTTTTAAACACCGTTTCTGTGTTAAGCCACTCTTTTATTAGATCTACGTTCTTGATCCTTTCTTCTGGCCAGGTACGTTTTACGTAAAAAAGAGATTCGTTTACTTTTATGTAATTTTTACAAATAGATAACATAACTTAACTTGGCGGGCTTAGCTTTAGTTGATGGCGATTTCTTTTAGGATTTTAGTCTTCTCTGCTGGAACATCCAGTATTAGAAGCCCCTTTTCCATCGTAGCTTCGAGTTTAGCGAGATTGAATTTGTCTGCAACTCTCCAAGCAAGGTCGAAGGATCGTCTTGCGATACCTCGTTGAATGTATTCACGTGTCTCCGTTTCACCAAGTCCTTCGTGAATCACTCTAAGTGTATTTCCTTCCACTTGGATTTTTAGGTCTTTCTTTTCTAAACCTACAACGGCTAGTTCGAACCTAAGTCCGCTGTCTGTTTCGTAAATGTCTACGGGATAATTGATCTTTGTCTTGATGCTGTTGAATGTGGAACTTGTGTCAAAAAAGTTCTTCCACATGATGTCGAATGGGTCCATTGCCCAATGTTGTAATTGTGTCATTTTAAACCTCCTGTGTTTTGTGCTCCTATTAAGTGAGCGGTTAATTATTAATTTTCGTAACTGCTAGCCCACCAAGTACTAGCGTTTGCTTATAAATATACTTAATTTTGGATTCTTATTACTGTTTTAGTTTTTAGTGATACTAAAACTATTTATTTAAAAACTTTGCTTTATCTGCTGAAGACATGTTTATAATTACTTCGTTTCTATCTGCAATATCTCCAGCAAATATAACAGGATAGCCTGTCGGTATATTATAAGATTTCATTCTTAAGTTGTCTCCGCCGTAAGTAGCATCATCTATGTCTGTAGTGTATGAATTCCAACCCTCTTCATAGTCTACATTTTCGTATCGATAAACTTTTATTGGTTCGGTTGTTTTTGTTTTATTAGCAATTTGTGTTAACATCGAAGATAATCTATTTTTATCAAATACAGCAAATCCTCCATTCATAGTAGGCGGTGAATCGCTCATCCAATCTTGCAAATCTTCATCTGTATCAGCATTTTCATAGTATTCTTCAAAAGTCTTTTTTGTTATTTTTTCGTCAACAATTTTATTTATAGTTTTAGGAAGTTCATGATAGCCAAGATATAGTAATTGTCCCCAAGCTTTAATTAAACCCAATTCCCATTTTTCGTATTTGGCTTGTTGAATAGATTGATCAATTATTTCTTTTATTATTGTTATTAAGCTTTTCAATGTACTCTTAGTTTTATTATAAATATGTGTTAGTGACCATCTCTGAGATTTTGTGCTCCTATTAAGTGAGCGGTTAATTATTGTTTTTCGTAACTGCTAGCCCACCAAGTACTAGCGTTTATGTATAAATAAACAACTTTCTACTAACTTATAACAACTTATCTTTTAAGTGACATTGGTTTTAATACCCCTTTTGTGGAAACCTTGTCCATCCATTTACCCAAAAGGGTTTAGACAGTGTCTCAGCTTCGTTTTTGGTATAAAACGTTTCTTTATTGCCTTCAACAATTGCTTTGCTTTTCATCTGCGCTGCTGTTAAAAGTACCGAAGTTGATCTGAAGTTTTGTGTTGGATCAAAGGATTGAATCTCGTTATTTGTGAAAGCACTCAAATTGTCCCTGTACGATTGTGCTGTTTCATTTGATTCGATTGAGAACGAACCCTTCATGTAACCTATTATTTTAGAATCGCTAACTGTGAATTGAGTAGCTCTTCTCCACCTTAAACCCAAATTGTGGTTCGATAACGCAGAAGATTCAAAAGGACCTATCAAAACCATGCTAACCAGTTTGGGGTGTGTGAAAGGTTGTGCAGGTGACCCAACACCGTCGTTGTCGCACTCAACGCCATTCCCAGCGTCTCCGTTGTCTACAAAAGATGGGTCTCTTTTAGCAACTCCCCTCGTAACAGTGCCAGTGTAACCGAAATCAAAATCAAAATCGTCGTCAGCTGTTGCATAAGCATAAAGGTTTTTGGGAGAAACTGTGCCTCCAAAAAATTCAAAAGCGTCATCATTAGCGTATATTGTTTGTACGTATTCTATCGTGGTTCCTGATCCAACTGCTCCCAAAGTCAACGCGTTAATTTCTGAGTTCGGTAGAGCGGCTATTCCTGCGTACTCTATTCTAACGTACTTTAATATTCCACTGTTATCTTCGTTGTTGGTTCCACCGTAAGGTCTACCTATCCCGCCCTCTATAGTGGGTTCAGAGGATCTGTTTGTTTTTGCTTTTCCCAAAATAACAATGCCTCCCCAATCACCCGGGGATCTTTCTCCTATTGGCTTACCTGATGTGAATATTATTGGCTTTGAAGGAGTTCCTTCTGCTATGATTTGAGCGCCTCTTTCTATACACAAAGCACCCTTTTCGGCCACATCAGAAACTATAACCGTACCGGGTTGAATGATAATTTTTGCTCCGTCTGTTATGTAAACGTACCCCTTTAAAGTCCACACTTTATCAGAAGTCAAATTTATAGTTGTGTTGATAGTACCGGATATGATTGTGGAAGATGGTACGTTCAAAACGTCTTCGTCCTGTCCCAACTGTTTTTTGCAAGACACCAAATACGTTGTTAGCATTAAAAGCGTGATTAATTTCTTCATAGGTTTATGTTTAATGATATTGAAATGGTTTGTTCGTTGTTTGTTTTAATTAATTCGCCCCTTGTTTTTTGGTAATATACTGTTGGTTGGGCCAATATATCGCTTACGGCAAGCTTAAACTCTGTATTTTTTAGTTTATATAGGTATACAAAGTCTATTACGTTTCTAGAATTTTCAAATATATCGTCGTAACCTTGAAAGCCAACAGCTGATATTCTATCTCCGACCCTGTTATAAGTTACGTTAACCGTATTATTCTTTTTATGAAAGTTTAAGCCTCCGTTTATTACGTAGTTTGATTGTCCTTGCATCTGGCGATTCAATCCCCTAACATTAGAATTGACAAAAGATGAATTCATGTAAAAATCAAAAGCCTTACTTATTTTTTTACGAACATCAAATTCTATACCGTATAATACTGCAGATTTTGGATTTGTGTAAGTCAATAACAAATTTGAAGGTACGGAACCATCTGCCACAATCTGTTCTATCGGTCTAAGAAAATTTTTACCAAACACAGAAACAGACACATTTTCTCCTGTCTTTGGATAAAATTCGTACTTCAAATCCAAGTTGTATATGTCAGTTTTTTGTAAATTAGAATTACCAAGCAATTGTGCGTTTCTTACAAAATCGTAATAGGCAAAATTGGCTACTTCTCTAAATTCTGGTCTGGAAAGAGTTTTGCTTAGAGAGAATCTATATTTTGTTTTTGCTAGATTGTAAGAAACATTTAATGACGGTAAAGGATCAAAATATTTTCTATAAACTTCAATCCCATCTCCGCTAAAATCCGCTGTATTTACTTTAAATTCGTTGTATTCGTTTCTAATTCCTACGTTAAATTTCCACTTTTTATAGTCTTTATCTATCATAGCATAGCTGCTAAGCAAGTTAAAATTTGCACTATACCTATCAGTATTGTTCGTTATTTCGTTTAACATGTCTATAAAATCATACCTAAAAACTCTAGCTTGGAAAGATCTGCCTCGGTTAACGTAACTTCCGCCTATTTTTAAGTTTTTAAAATTAGTGTTTACACCAAAATTAAAACTGTTTTCATTCATAATGCTCCAGAATCTGTATGTATCTCTAAAAGCAATAGAGTAGTTTTCGTTTGAGTTTAAAGATTTAGTTACTGGATTAATTCTATAGTCGGGTTGATCTCTAAGAGTGAGGTTGTGTCCCAAATTAATGTTCCAATTTTTAATTTTGGAATCAAATTGAGTGTTAATTACGGTTTTTATAACGTTGTTAGAAGAATTGCTTCTTACGCTTTGTAAGTTATCGAAGTTATCTCCGCTACGAACTAAGTACAGTTGTTCTACTTGATGATTGAACAGGGTTTTGAGACTAAACCTATTTTTATTTAGATAAGTTATGTTTAATAACCCGTTGACAGACTTTGTGTTTATAAATGAAGTGTCCTTGTATTTGTAGGCGAGTTCTGTTGAAGACTGGTAGTCTTGTCTATCTGTGTAATTTAAAGAAAACGAGTTCCTTGCGGTTGAGCTAAATAATAGATTGAAACTTTTTTTCTTTATTCCAATAGATAAATTGCTGTTTACATTCAAAGGAGAAGTAAAACTTTCAGACAGTGGAGAAGGCATTAACTTAGTATAAGCTCTCTTATCTCCGTTGCTGCCTGTTCTAAATTTGTAAGTTGACGGGAAGTTTGTTGGAAAATCTATCTTATCAACCAATTGGAATTTTTTATTTGTCGAAATCAACCCGTATCCGCTTCCAATTCCAATGTTAAAAAAGTTGTTAGAAACCTCTTTAGTAGAAACCTGAATAACTCCGCCAGCAAAATCTCCCGGTAGGTTAGCCGACGCTGATTTATTAACAACTACATTGTCTATCAAGTTTGTTGGTATGATATCGAAAGAGAACGCTCTTCTGTCTGGTTCTGTTGACGGAAGCATGGTTTTATTGAGCATCGCAGAGTTGTATCTATCTGCCAACCCTCTAACCAATACAAACTTATCGTTTTGTACTGTAACTCCGCTTATTCTTTTTAAAGCGTCTCCCAAACTTCTATCAGGTGTTTTTTTAACGAACTCTATTGATAAACCATCCGATATCGAAGAGTTGTTACGTATGGAAGTTAAAACAGAATTTTCGCTTGATTTTTTTCCTGTGTGGTAAATTGTAATTTCAGATAGTGTCCTATTGAATACGGTGTCTTGACAAAAGCTACTAAGAGAGAAACAGATAAAAAATAAAACCAATAAAATTAACCTTTTCATATCATTTTAAATAAATACAAAAAGTACTTTTAAAAAGTTTAAATGTGACATTAACTTAATGTTAACTTTTTATCAATGGCCGTCTCTAAGATTGTGGGCTATAGCTGGTGGAGCCACTAAATCCACGCTCAACACTGTGGTATTTTCCATTTTATTTTGTACTATTTTAGCAGCTTCTTCAGCGCGATGCTCTTCCACTTCCATAACCAGCTGATCGTGTATTTGCGCTATCACCAAACCGTTTATGCCTTTATTTTTGAACTCTCTGTTTATGGCAATCGCAGCTCTATTAACGATGGAAGCTGCAAGGCCCTGTATTTGCACGTTGATGCAGTTGTTTAAACCATTCTTGTAATCTAACACTAGAGATCTTGCTTTATCGGGTCCGTGACTTTTCTCTAGCTGTCTTCTTGTTTCAAACTCTAACAAAGAATCTCCAAAATGTTCGTACAGTTTTTTTACTTTTGGCAAGTGTCTAATTCTTCCTACTTGCGTTTTTATGTAACCGTTCTTTTTTGTAAATTCTCTAGAATCTTCCATCCATTTTTTAAGGTTGGGAAACCCGTTTAAGTATCCGTTCACAAGCTCTTCCGCCTCTTTCTTTTTAACTCCAAGCGTCATTCCCAACGCGTATGCACCCATTCCGTAAGGAATACCCAACGAGTAAGCCTTTGCTTTGTTTCTGATTTGGGGAGCAACCTTTTTTAAGAAGTTTGGCGCTTTTTTGTCTGGAGAGTATTGGTTTAATTTTTCTGTTTTTATTGCGATGGTGGAGTAAAAGTCCCAATTGTTTCTAAAAATGTCTTTTAATCCCTCGTCGTTAGATACGTGAGAAAACACCTTTGGTTCGAGAGACTCGTAATCGCAATCTATGAATATGTTACCCTCTTTAGGCACAAAGAAAGCTCTAATCATGTTATTGTACTCTATAACTATAGGTTCGTCATCTCCGTCCTCTTTTGGCCTGGGTAACTGTTGCGCATCTGATCCGTATCTTCCTGACACAGTTGCGTGTTGCTTGTAATAAAAGTAGTATTTTCCGTGTTCTTCTGCTTCTAAAAACCTATCGATGTATGTTGATTTTATTTTAAGCAGCTTATTGTATATTCGCAAGTCTTTTGCCCACGGGTGTTTTGGTGCAATCGATTGAATCAAGTCGTCATCGAATTGGGGTTTTCCAGTTTTAGTTTCAGACAGTGGCTTTATTCCCAACGCTGCGAATGCTATTTCTCCCATGTGATCCTTTGATTGGATATTGAAATAGTTTCCATTATTACTCTCTTTCCACATGTTCATGGAAATTTTAGCTTTGACATCGTCAGGTAACTTTGTTTCGTCTCCTGTAAGTAGGAACTCTTTTATCGGTCCATCTTCAAGATCGTGGATATCGTTCGAATTAAGCGAGTACTTACCAGTCTTTTCTGATATAGAAAGTTTTAGATCGTAATATTTTACAAGCTCTTGAGCGTATGAACCTTTGTGATTTGGAGGATAAGCGTCCATCGCCTTTATCAAAACCCACGTTCTGACGTTTTCTTTTTCTAACAACGTTTTTACAACCAAATCATGATACTTTTTTAGATCAGCTGAGATTCGCTGCTTCGCAGATGACATCAAATCCATGTCAAGCTTAACACCGCAATCTTCCATAGGTATAGTAACCTCTCTATAAAGTGGCATCACCTCGTCTTCGTAAAAGAACTTTCTTAAATTCTCTTCGTCAAGTTTTGGTTCGAAGTAGTTGAATATGCGAAGCGCAAGATCTGTATCTGCGACAGCGTATTTAGCTAATATTTGTAGATCTGCTTTATATATTTCGTAGTTGTCTTTTGATATTGATCCTCCGTTTGCTTTTATAGAAGATTTTAGCTCTATCTGCTCTTCGTTCGCTTCAGCGGTTACGTCCAAACCGATTTGACTCTGAACCATTTTAGCTATTTCTTTTAAAGCAAACGGAGAGTTCGAAGAGTACCCTGCGCCTTCCTCGTTTAACGTGTGAACAAGCAGCATGGTGTCTGCGTGTATGTAAGGAGTTAGGTCTATACCATAGAAGTTTTTTACAAATCTACAATCGAAAGATAGGTTGTGACCTATTATTTTTTTACCAACCAAAAGGGATAACAATTTTTTTGCTATTTCGTGAGCTAATTCCTTTTTTTCTATGTAATAGTCTTTTAATTGTCCATCAGAAAAAACCATCGTTGGTATGTAATAACCAGTACCTATTTTTGATGTAACAGAAAAACCTATTATTTTTCCGCTTCTTGTGTTAAGGGAGTTTGTTTCTGTATCAAACGATATCAATTCATCGCTTGCAATATACTTTGCCATCTCTTTAACTTTGTCTAAAGAGTCTACGAGCACATAACTTTTTGTTGTCATAACTATTCTTCTTTGTGTTTATCTTTGTATGGAAATAATTCGTTAAGTTTTTCTTTTCTCCTTGTGCACCCACAATCATCTTCTCCCATAGACTCAGCAACAAACTGTGCTAGTTTATCAAGATAAAGCAATTCGGTGACTTTTGCTATAGAGTCTCCCAATCCTTCAGCCTTCTTTTTCTTCTTGGATTTCTTTTTTTCCATCTTCTTTGGGTCTTATTGATAAAAACAATATCATTAGTTGATTTGTTAGTATTTCAACATGCTTTTCCGTTTGATTTAGTCTATAATATTGGTATATCTGTAAAATTAGCAATGCCACACAAATAACGAAATACACGCTTTCTCTTGTTATAACAAATGTCATTTTTTTATTTTAAATATAACTTAATTTTTACTATCCTTAAAATTATCGGTTTCAGTGAGAGTGTTGCCTTTGGTGTGCTTTGGTTCGTAGGGGCAGTGTCGACACGAATTTCCACAACAACTGCCCCTCTGTAAGTGATAGATTTCGGTGAATATTATTTTACCCTTTTCAGTGTAATAGTGAATATTCTCTTCGAATTCTTTTTTCATTGGTTACAATTCTGTTATAGTACACTCTCCCCCTGCGCAAGCAGCCTCTGCTCTAAGATTGGTTAAGTCTTCGAATTCAACAACTTGAGTAAGATCCAAGTTTGTTAGGTGTGACAACATCTCTTCGTACTTTTCTTTTGTGCAATCCTCGAAAGGCGCTTGAACGTATGTGTGATCAGAGTAAGGTAAAACTGAAAGTCCGTTATAACAGTGTTTGTTTTCCCACATCCACTCTCCAACTTCTTCCCACTCGTTGTCTTTTATAGAAACCGTAGCAGATATGTTGTGAGTGTTTTGTCCTGTTCTGTGTCCTGGTTTTATCCAATTTTCGTAGAAGAACTTTACCCTTTGCAAAAGATCTAAAGCGGATTCTGTTCTTAATATAGCTCCGTCTGGTGCTTTTTGCGGAACAGAAATAACAGCTGTATCGTGAGGTCTAAAGTACTCGTCCTCTACTAGCTCAGGATGGTGAATTGATAGGTGGGTATATATTGCTTCGTTTTTGCCAACACGTATGCGTCTGATATAGTAATCGTTGTGCCACGCGTGGATGCCTGAAGACGTGCCTAACGCCAAAGAGCTTGTACCTGAAGGTTTGATAGTTGTGCATCTCGCAGCGGTGTTTATTCCAAGCATTTTAGCCACTCTTTCGTTTTCTTCTTTTACTGCCAATGCTGCCTCTTTAAGATCGAACTTCTGAGCTTTTCCCGAACCTATTCCAGTCATGCCAACGCCAATTAAAGCCTCTTTCTCTGTCGTTCTTTGCCAAACAGGTCTTAAGTAGTGGAAATCTGTGTAAGAAGCTTGAAGGGTGCCAATAAACGATGCCGCTTTTGCTCTATTGTTTAGATCCTCTTGATCTACCACATCAGAAACATTTACTTCGCAAAGGTTACAGAACTGGTAAGGGCGTAAAGCGATTTCGCAACAAGGGTTCGTGCCCCAATCTTTATCGTTATTCAAGTATATGCCGGGTTCTCCTGAACCAGAGTTTTTAATTTTTTCCCAAAGAGACATGAAGAACTCTCTTGTTACTTTATTTCTCAATAACACAGCAGAGTTGTTAGCTCTTCCACGTTGCGGGTTTGATTCCCACCAGGCTCCAGATTTTGCAGCTATCATTTCCTCATCATCAGCGCTAAATAAGCTGATAAGTGCTGCTCTACGAATTCCTCCTGCTAATACAGCATCTGCTATGTGACAAACGATGTCATGAACTTCTATCGAAGAAAGTTTTGAGTTATTTTCTTTTGTAGATAGAATGCCTTCGATTTTTACCAAACACTCTTTTAACGGTTGAGGACCAGGTGCTTTACCTCCTGATGTAACTAGTTCGGCTCCTTTTGCTCTAATGTCTGAGAAATCGAAAACAACCGTTGAACCGCCTTCAAAATACGATCTAATCAATACTTTGATCGAATCTGCCCATCCCTCGATGCTGTCTCCTATCAAAAACCTTCTGTGTTTGTTAGCGTTTGGTTTTATAATTTCTGGAAGCTTTTCTATGTGGTGTCGTTGAACAGAGTATCCAACGCCTGTGCCTCCCAACAAAAGAAACATAACCTCTGAAAATGAGCGTATATCATCAATTGGTAGATACGCGCAGTTATATACTCTATTTGGAGATATTTCTATAGGTTTACCAGCGAACTGCATACTTCTCATAGAAGGCAAAACTTTTTTATCGTACACATACGAATAAGCGTGTTCTATTTCTTTTTCTAACTCAGGAAATTTCTTCAAGTGCATGCTCTTGTTCCTGTCTACTAACTCTTTCCAAGATTCTCTTCTTTTTGACTCTTTTTTGTACTTTGAGTACTTCATGTACGTAGTCAAATCGCTTAATATCGATTGCGTAATGTGCATTTTACATATAAGTTTAAATTTTAAATAATATAATATACCCTATAGGTTTTCTCTATAGCAAAAAATTTTACCCTTGATCTTTCAATCAAAAAATGAATAGTAGTAATGTGATGTTTGAGTTAACTATCTACCGCTTGGTATAGTGGTGTTAGCTTTATTAACAGCCTTTTGAGTTTTCAAAACGTTTTTTGTTGAGTTAACAGCAGCCGTTGAGTTAGCCTCAGCGTTCATGAGTAACATTTCATCAGTATACTTGGGAGGATTATCAGACAATCTAAAACCGTCACCCTTGATCGCGTTCAAAAATTTATTTAATAAGCTCATTTTCTTAATGTTTTAACTGTATCAATAAATATGTTTGTTTTTCGATTTTAACCCCCTAGCTCAAAAAATTTGTTAGCCATATCTGATAAATATCTTCGGTCAGAGTTATTCATGTTATTATTTTGTTTGTTATTATCGTAAGTTTGTATCTCCGATTCGTCTAATTCGTTAGAATCTATCTGTATGTTTCCGTTAGAGGTGTCTATTTTAGCAGCAAAAGTCATGCCGTCTGAACCGAATCGGTTCTTTATGACGTGAATTCTACCTGTGCCGTTCAATTTGTCTTCCCTTTTTCTAGATAGAGACATTGCGAAATCGGCAATCATGATCTTATCGTAAGAACCAGCTATCTTATCCGCTTCGATGATATCGTCTTTGCTTCCCATTCTATTAACTTGACTTACAGTCCATATTGGAAGCTTGAGCTGTCTAGCAAGACCTTTCACAGAAGTGTATACATCGTCTATCTCGTCCTTTCTTTCGCTCGACTTAGATCTTGATTTTATCAGATCCACGTAGTCTATTATCACCAGATCTGGTTTGTTTCCCAGACTGACGCACTTTTGAATGTGAGTTTCTATTGTTGATACAGTTGTTTTTCCCATTGGATATTCTCTAACTAACAGTTTGCCTGGCAGCTGTTGTATTGTGCTTTCTATCAACTCTCTGTTCTCTTTCTTGTGTATGTTTTGAAACTCAATGCCTGTGAATAGAGAATCGTACCTTTTTGCTACGTATTCTTGAGAAAGCTCCAAAGTGTAGTGATTCACGTTGTATCCAGCCTTTACAGCCATTGCGCCCAGATTAATTAAAAACCAAGACTTACCTCCACCTGGGGATCCCAATACCATGCCCAAATCTCCGCCTCCTAAACCTCCCATCAATAACTCATTTATGTGTTCCCAAGCTGTTGGAACTGCTCCGCGTTCTTCCAAGCGGTATCTAGTTTCTATGTCTTTTTCGTATTCGTGTCCGATGTCTCGACTTTGACCCGCCTTTAGAGCTTGATCGATTGTAGATCTGATATCGTCGTATTGACCCTTGGTTAACATTTCTACAGAACTCATCAACGCTTGCTTAAGCTTTTGGTTTCTACAGAAGTTGCTGAACTCGATCTCAACGTATTCCCTGTCTTCGTTAATGGCTTTTAAGCACTCTTTTAACTGTTCTACTACGCTTATCTTTAAAATCTCATTATCCAATTTCTTGGCTTCTACAGCCATGTACTCTGGCGTTGGATTAGTGTGGTACTTGGAATAGTACTTTAGAGTTTCTGAAACAATCCAACGGTGCGCAGGATTATCGAACTCTTCGTGATTTAAAATATCGTATATACCGTGTAGAAACTCTTTATGTTTTAGCAAAGAAGACAACACTTTTATCTGAAATCCAACCCCGTATTGTTGCAACGTATTTAGTGTACTCATATTACATTTTGTATTTACTTAGTTCGTTAAAATTTTTGTATAGCCACGATCTCGGTTCTTTTATGCTAGCGCCTAAATCGTCTTCGTTATACAATTTTACAAATTCCTGGGAATCAAAATGCTTATACGGTTCTAGTAGCATGTTTTCGAGAGCGAGTACGTCTTCATCAGGTATGTTAGGATTGTTAAGGTCCATCAACAACTGGTTTATCTTCAGTTGGTTCTTGAAACTTAATACATTTCCATGAACTTTCTTACTTCCGCCTTCGCAAACTTCCAAAATCTCTTCCAGGGTTACTGGCGTCTCGTTGGCCAGCTTTGGAAACTCCTTCAATAGTGTCTTTTGGCCAAGACCGTTGACGCCTGGAACGTTATCACCAGTGTCTCCGAGAAGCATCTTCTGAATCAAGAAATTGTTTGGGTGTACACCGTATTCCTCTAGAACTCTACGTTTATTGTAGAATATCTTTTTTGTGGGAGAAAACACAGTTATCCTATCGTCGACCAATTGCAAGTAATCCCTATCGCTTGAAACTACGGTGACTTCTTTTCCGTACTTCTTTGCTAAGCGTCCTATCACGTCGTCTGCTTCAATTTTGTCAATAGAAACAAGATCTACGGGTAAACACTTTAGGTATTCTATCAATCTAACAAGTTGGTTAGTCATGGATTCTGACTCATCTTCTTGATTCTCGTAGTGATCCCAGTTGGTTATCCTTCTTATGCCTCTGTTTGCTTTGTACTCTGGATATATGTACCTCTTGTTTGTCGAAGAACCTTTGCCATCGAAAACTAGTATAACTCTCGTTGGTCTTACGAGGCTTATCGAGCTGCCTAACGACCTAAGGAAACCTGTTAGGCCTCCTATAGGTGTTAAACTTTTGTTTGTGTGTTGTATTATTGCGAAAGACCTCATGAACATGTTCAAAGAGTCTATCAACAACACACGACTGTCTATATTCAACTCCTCTTTTTGTTCTGTGAGAGAGTCGAACATTTTTTTATAATCTTCTTTCATTGTTTGTTTTTATTCTGTATCGTCGTAAACTACTGAGGTTTCCACTTGCTCTTCTATCAATTCAAAGTCTGTTGATCCGAACACTTTCATCCATTCTTCCGAATGATCGTTTTTGTAATTGTTTATAGACGACGGTGAATCAGCAATAAATCCGTGGGGAGTCATTATCACTTTTGTGACAGCTGTAACCCCAGTAACGTGATTCTTATCGCAGGATATTCTTGTTCTTTTAGCAAATTCGATATCTTTACCGCCTTTAGTTGCTTTGATTTTGTTTGTACCCGCCTTTGCTACGTTACCGAAAGTGATAACTAGAGAAGCGTCGAAGTACATGGTATTACCCCCTTTGTTCTGTAGGGTTGGTTGACTCATTGGATTGTCAGGCTTTGCCACCCACACTTTGTTAATAGCGATGAGCGTGTTTGTGTACTGTTGACTTTCCTTTCTTGACAATACTATTCTTTGGTTGATGAAGTTACCGAACTGCTGTGACATAGCTCCTGCGTTCCACTCGTTATTGTTAGTGGACTTATCCACAGACATTTTACACGGTATCGAACCAACAGAGTCCCAGAAGAAACAAAGGTCGTAAGGCAAGTTGCCCTTCTTTTGTTCGTCTAGTATGTCTGCGATAAACGCTGCAACGTCTTCAACGCAATTCAACTTTTCTCTATCTACGTATATAAAGAAGCCGTCGTAATCGCAAACAACTCCATCTGAATCTGCGACTTCGTTGAATTGAAGTCCCATGAGTCTTGCGTGTTCCCAAGACCACTTCATCTCTGTGATAATGAACACCGGCAGTACGCCCATCTTTTGACACGATACTGCTGCTTCCAATAAAGCCGTTGTTTTTCCTGTGTCTGAGTGCCCTCTTAAAAGCGATATGTGACCGATCGGTAAACCAGGAATCTGTAAAGCCTCTTGAAAAGCTTTTGAGAGAGGTATCCACCTATCGTCCTTAAACTTTACGGAAGTTGTGCTTAAGTTCTTTTTCTTTTTAAAATTCTCTAAATTGAATTGGCCCTTCACTGCTCCGGAAATGGCGCCATTCAAACTTTTTGTAGCTTTTGCCATATTAGATTAAAATGCCCCTCGTTAGAGGGGCTTTTATGTGGTTGTTAGAAATCGAATAATTCGTCTATCTTAGAGTCAACGTCTGGTTTCGATGTATTTAAAGAGTACTTTTTGTTTGACTCACCCTCTGGTTTTTTCTCCCAGGGTAAATCACCAGTTGTTTGCTCTTCTGCGGGCTTTTGTGGCGCTACAGTCGTAGTGGTTGTTTCTTCTTCAGATTCTGGATTCAAGTAACCCAAAAGAGCTGCTTTCAATTCGTCATAACCGTATTTTTTAAATTGCGCTTTTGGATCGGGTTGGTTTTGTAACCACTTCTTGATCTCGTCTGCGTTTTCTGAAAGAGGCGTAACTTTTGTTCTAACTCTGATCGTAGATTTGTTGTAAGTAAGACCTGTTGTTTCCTTTCCCAGCGTCTCGATAGTTATATCTCTGCCAGAGAGAGCGTCTGTGTAGTCTCCTACGTCCTCGTCTTCAGCAATAGATAACAAGTCCATAAAGATTTGTTTTCCGAAGCCCCATAACATGACGCCTTTGTCTTCTTGTCCTCTAACGATAACGGGAGCAAAAACTCGCATCTTTGGTTCAAGCTTCTTTGCAAGCATCCAATCCTCCCTTTCTGAGGATTTTCTAAGCTTTTGCGCGAACTCTACGATGGGATCCTTCTCTCCAAAATTTGTCAAAGAAATCATCGTTTTGTTGCCAATCTCGTAGTGGAAATAAAGCTCTGTGAACGGATTTGTTTTATTGTACATAGAAGGTACAATTCTAACCGAATGCTTTCCAACAGTCGGTGCCCATAGGGTCTTTGGTAAATCGCCTTTTTGAGAACTCTTAGGGTTCTGTAGCGCTTCAAGGCGTGCGCGTAACTGCTTGATGTCCATAATTTTTGTAACTTTATTGAGTAAATATATGTGAAAAGAGTTAAAATCTAAAGATTACGTTACAAGTGTACTACCTTTTTAACTTCGGTGTTTCTCTTTTTGAAACCCCCGTCTTGCACTAGCAATATCGAGTTTCTGTAGTCTGGCCAGTGAATTGGATACTTGTTGTTCAACACTCCTCCGTTTAAACTCATGATCAAAGCGTTCAAAGAGTTTATTGTGTATAGCGTGTTTGTTTCTTTTTTTCTGTGAACAAGTATCGTATTTTTTATTATGCGTGGTTGGGTAACCTCGTAGTCTATGTTATATGTGCACATCAGTTCTTCGGAGTCTGGGGAACTTAGCACAAAAATCTTTTTATAAAGAACTGGGTATTCCCTATTTATTTCTGATATTAGCTCGTCCAAATGTTCTTCTGTTGTGAATGTACAGAACAGTTTGTTTGTCATCATTTCTCTTGAAAGTTCGTCTTCTTGTAAAAACATCATAACTAGTATCTATAAATATATTAAATTATATGAAGGAGTAATCTTTACCGTATTTAAACTTCACCGGAGTGTTGTTTTTCTCTAAAGTGCTCTTGATGCTCACAAGCAACTCTTTACCGTCTTCTACCGAATAATCGAACAAAAACGAATCGTATGTTATGAGTAAAAGCCTTGTCTTTTTGCCTTTTAGCAATTTCTTCAATTGCAGTATTTTTTCAACGTTATTGTAAGTTTCTAAATTCTGTACATAGTAATTGAATATCTTATTAGAATCCGGACCGCACTTTTTGTGTATTTTTACTCCGGTAGGCAGCTCCAGGAGCTCATCCGAGTCGTACCTGCGCGTTATTTTTTGGGATAGATCATGTATCGCTTTTATGATCGGTACGTGATGGTGCTTACCGGATGCGTTCCCATACAGCGCAGAGAAGGTTTCTGTCTTGGATTGTTTGTATTCGCTCTCTGATATGTTGTCCTTTTGGAGGTACTGCTTGGCCAAGTACTCGTGGACAGAGGTGTCTGGTAGTTTGATGCCTAATTCGTTAGCTATCAATCTCACGTGGTAAGCATCGAAATCAAACTCAACAAAGTAGTCGTTACTGAGAATGATGCACTTTCTGTGT